TATTCATAAGTCTATTTATTCTTGTTCTTCTTCTATTTCACTTTCCAATGCAGTATTTTCTTTTGCTTGATTTGATGAATATGCCCATTCAATCTTTATCTTTTCATCAATTAAGGGAATAATACCATCCCAAAATGCAGTTTTGTTGATAAAGGATTTAGCATATCCAAGTTTTTCTCCATTGAAACTATATGTCGATCCAGTTTGTTCGATGATGCCTAAACCTACAGCTAAGTCTAGTAATCCATGATACTTATCTGCTCCACCAGCAAACGAAATATAAAGTTCACTCTCCAAGTATTGCTTAATGAACCTATTTTTTGCTGTCAGTGCTCTGATAATAATACCCACATAATTTCTTTGTCCAACTGCCAATCCATTATTTTCAGATTTGACAACATCTTCCTTTACTGGCTTCCTCATGAATTGAACCGAAACGGAAGGAAGGTACACACAAGCCTTACCACCAGGCATATTTTTAACTAAAGTTGGATGTAGATCACCAGGGTTATCATACAAATGATTCGTAATAATAATGGATGTCTTTGTCATAGCGGACAATTGTGTGCATGTACGCAGCAATGATTTAATTGCTCTTGCTCTGGTCCCCATATCAATACTGTGGGAATCTTTTTCAATTCTAGCAGTCTCTAGAGCACTCTCCAAGTTTCCAAGAGAATCAATAGCCACGATAAATTTTCCTTCTAGTCCCTTCTCCTTAACATTCATCAAGAACTTATGTAAACTGTTTCGACATTGCTCTATATTAAAAATAGGAACATATTTTACCTTTGATGTATCCAAACCTAGACGTTCAGCACCCTCTGGGTCAATAGCATTTTCGGAATCGAAAATCACAGGAATGAGTCCTTCCTTCTGAGCATTCGCTAAAATCTTTTGGACAACCGAAGATTTGTACGTCATACTCTCACCATAAAACATAGTCAAGCGACCACTAGGAACGCCACCATTTCTCATCCTTCCACTAATAATAGCATCCAATGCATAACTTCCTGTACTGAACCACTTGTCAACTCTGCTTAGAGTTGAATCTTTTAAAAAAGAAACAAACGGGTTTCCCTCTTCCAATACTTCTAAAACTTTAAGAATATCTTTATCCATCTTTGGATTATAACATAAGTTTGTATAAAATCAATAAAAAACCCCGAACTTTTATTCGGGGTTTTTTATTATGCAAACAATCTCTTACGGTTTATTATTCATCAAACAATTTAATTACACTCTCATCACTTTTTCCAGATTCATCTTGGGGAGCAGACGATGCGGCAGAGAATACTTTGACATACTGCTCTTGAAGACGATCATCCACCGTAACATCACCCAAGGTAATGCTACCAGTGTTAAATGTCCATGCGCTTCCTTCTGTTCTACTAGAAGTTGCGATAAATTCCGCAAAGAACAATGGAATTAACTGCACTTGCAATTGTCCATTTTGGGCCTGAGCCACATTAATCATAGCAGGGTTCTTCACAGAAATTTTACCTTCAGAACTAGAAAGTTCCTCGCCAATAATATTTCTACCAATTGAATCAATGAATGTAATAAGTTTCATAAAAAAATATTTATGAAACCTATTAAAATTTTCAACTAAAAAGATCGTCTAACGTACATCTCAATTGTTCTGTTGGTTTTCTGATAACCCATTTCATAACATTATAAAATCTTTCAATACACATATACATATCTTTTTCAAACATAATTTGTGTATCTGGTTTAAGAAAACTTTTAAACTCTACAGGATATCTAGTTTTAAATGCGATTGTTTCTATTGCGTATTTATTTGGTGTTTCAACATAAAAATATTTTATTTTATCTCCGCTGGAAATCTTTTCATATTTTTTATTCAATCCTAATTCTTCTAATAATAAATTATAATAGTAAGCAGATTTAACATGACACGGCATACCCTTTACCGTATTAAATCCATCTGAAAGTGCCTCGTATTTTTCTAGATTCCTAATGCCTTTAACAACTGAAATGTCTGTCACATCCATTTCTAAAAATTTATCATATGCTTCTTTGAAAATCCTATTTGTAGATTCTTCCGATTTTGTTAGAATGATATTCTGTATGATTTCTTTAACATAAGGCTTAATAGCCTTTGGCATTGTAGTACTGACTACCTCAACACCAGTATACTTCCAACTGTCACACTTTTTCCCTTCTTTATCCAAAACATGTAACACATATCGTTTCTTTTCAAGAAAAATTCCAGCATCACACATGTTTTCTCTTTTGAATTCAAATCGACAATCTAGTGTATTAAGAGTTTTTTGTGCCCATGACTTAATATTGTCGTTTAAATATTTTTGAAACTCATCTACAATCTTATATACATCTTTTAAAACTTTTCCATTTTCAGAAAATTTTGTAATAAGCTGATCAACAGATACATACATACTGTCAGTATCTCCTGCTATAAGCCCTTTTTCTAAAAACTTTATATCTGTTTCTCCAGTTTTTTCCGAAACAAAATTTTTAAATATTTCTCTGGATTGTTTGATTACTGCCTGTCCAGTCAACGTAATTGATTCTGCAATGTCGGTATCAGCAATCGCACAATATTCATTACCACAAGCACCATAAACACTATTAATGAAAATCTTAATAGATTGTTGTTTGGTTTCTAACTGACTGATTTTTGTCTCTCTTCTTTCAAGTTCCTCTAAAGAAAGATCATGCATACCGTCTTCCAGTTTTTTAATCTCTTTTCTGGTTTTTACACGTTTTTTGTAGTATTGATCCACTAATTCAGAAAGAACACCTTTCTTTTTTTGAGAAAACAAAACTTTAGCTCTGGAAATAGAAATCTTTTCCTTTTTAATATATTTGTTGAATTCGGAAACGGTCATTTCAACAATGACACCATCTACCGTTCTAATAGAAATCTTATTATTTTCTATTCCAATGATTTTCCCTACCTTGGTTTCTGGTGAAGTATTCAATGTAATCATTGTATTAGGATACAGCGAATTCGCATCAAAACTAACTATTGATGTATGATGTCCAGCTACAGGATGAAATACAAATCCACCCTTAAATTCTTTCTGCTGGTCATCATCTACTACTGCTGTATATAGCCTTTGGTTGCGCTTTCTTGCCTCTATACCTGCTGCTCCCGTAACCACACTCACAGTACCCAACGCAGACTCAAATGTAGTACATCCAGTATATGATAGCATTCTTAATAACTCAATATACTGAAGTTTTTTTTCGAGATTCACCAATAGTCTAACGTCTTGTATGTTGTAATCTACAAATGTGTCCCAATCGCTCGACATGAATTCATATAGACTCTTATCGCCATAATCTACTTTGAATTCATCCAATTCTACTTGACCAATATAATCTAATTTATAACTTTCCCTATTAACAGGGCAGAATTTCTTGTAGATATCCATGTAATCAACACAAGACACCCCATCAATTCTGTGGACAATTTCTTTTTTGCCAAATTTACCATTAAACATTTTAGTATATCTTCTGCTGTATGGAGATATACTATTAGTTTCTTCAGCCCCTAATATTTTTTCTAACCTGTTTATGATATATGGTACATCATACCTGTCACTATTCCATCCAGACAAAATATCTGGTGGATCTGACTTCATAAAATCTAAAAATTTCTTCAAAAGGACGTATTCCGAACCACAATAAATGTATACTACGTCATCATTTTTCGCGGTATATGGTTGTGTTCCCCAAACATAATACTTCTTTGAGATAGAATTGTAAACTGTGATTACGTTGATCTCATCGTTTGGATCATGAGGAGACGAAAATCCGTTTTCGCCAACAGCTTCGATGTCAACAAAATATATTTTTAATCCAAATTTAGTAAAATCTTCGTCATCATTATGACTCCAATACATATCAATCAATGATTGTTGTACTGGATTGTAGTTGTCAAAAATTCTTTTAAGACCACGTTCTTTGATAAATTTATTTTTATCAAAGACATTACCAAATTCTTTTTTTCTGAGATTAGTATTAAAAATACTAAAATCTAATCCACTATTATCCTCATAAAAGAAATATGGATGACATTCGACAGAAGTAACTATGCGTTTACCTTCCTCGTCCCAAGTAAAAATGTCAACTACTTTATCTTTATAATTGTATACAGCATTACGATATCCTACCATTTATCTATGATACCACACATTTTACAACAAATCAAGGATTGTATCGTTTTAGATTCTTTCTTTCGGGTGACCCATATGGAGTCAAGAACAATTCATTATAACAACCTAAGTTACGATCCAATTCCAAGAAGCGATCTTCTGCAACTTTTCGTCTCTTATATGTGCTATTCTTGTAATGTCCTGCTCTGCTGAGTTCATATTCCATGCGATATAACATTTCATCGCCTGTTTTGAATTTAAGTTCAGCATCTTTATATGTACACATATCTTGACACGCAACAGGTAATCCGTATGCACATGCTTCGATATATTTCAAATCACTCTTGGATCTATTGAATGAATTGTCCTGCAAAGGCGCAACCATCATCTGTACTCCCAAATCATAAATCTTTTGCGGATAATCGTAGAGTCTCTGCCATTGGTGAAATTCAATGTCTCCGTTTTCAATGTATGGTCTGATTGGGGGAGGGAAAGCACCCAAAAACACCCACTGATATTTGTGTCTGGAGTCGATTATTGCTTTGATGACATGTTCGAAATCGTCTTTTTGACCCACTCGATTTTCGACATCAAAATGAGCACCACTACCAGCATAAAGGACACGAGGCTTCTTTTTATTTTTGTCATATAAATCATTTATTCTATTAGGATTAAAATAATTACCTATCCAAAATTTAGCAGGAAAATTAGGAATAACAGTAATCTCTTTCTTTCCAACTCTTTCTGTGTATAAATTTCTCATGTAATCACAAGTTACACTAACTTCATCACAAAGATTTATAATTTCTTTTACATTATTTCTAATTTCATCAGATGTAAATGCGGTTTTAAATTTATTATAATCGGGAATATCTTCTCTAAAAACTACATCATCAACTTCGTAAATGATCTTAAATCCAACTTTTTTTTGAACATCTTTTAAAAATTTAACAAACTCCAATTGAGCTGATGTAGCTTGTCTTTGTAATCTGACAGCTTTTACATTAACATACCATCTAGGATCTAATACCATTACGGTAGTGTCTGTAACCATCATAGATCCTTGATAATTTAAAAGATGACTAACCCACCCTAGACGATATAACCCACAACCACTCAAATCTGCACCAAACTGGATAACTCTCGGTAATTGTGTTTCTGATGGTTCTTGGGGTAAAGAGTTTTGTTGTGGTGTTGGTGATTGAGGAACAACAGGAGTAAATCCTTGAAATGGTTTAGGAGGTGTAAAGGATGTTATCATTTAAATAGATTTATATCTATTTAAAAAAAATTCAATAATTTGTTGAAAAAAAATATTTACAATATAAATAAATTTGTAGAAAGGAGACATACACACATATGAGCAATAAAAACGCATACGAAATTCGTCTGGACGTTTTATCTATGGCACATAGCGATTTGGTTGGAACGTACCACCAAAAGCTAGACACACATAGAGTAAACGCAGACAAAAAAAATGAAGTTTATGATGTTACATTAGTAGATTCTTTATATCCGAAGACTTCGGATATCTTGGCTAGAGCCGAAGAACTCTACTCATTTGTATCACAGACATAAACTATTAAGACATTAAAAAAGGGAGCAGATTTATTTCTGCTCCCTTTTTCTTTTACAAGAATGGATTATAATCTATCCTTGATGTAATCCCGTCTTTTTTCTCTAAAAATATAACATCCCCCGTAGATGATTTCACGCTTTCTTTTCTGTGTGAGATAACCAGAACGCATTCATTATATTTTTCTACTCGTTCTTTAATTATTTTGGTAACAAGATCGATACCTTTTTCATCTAAACAACTATCAAATAATTCATCATATATACTAATATTATATGTAACATTTCCTTGGAGTCTTCTGATATCCATGAAAGTAAACAAACATGAGAAATCAATATTTTTTCTTTCTGCACCAGAAAAATTAAAATAAGAACAAATTTTATTCTTTTCGTTTACAATTTCCTCTTCGAAGTATTCATTAAAATTACAGATACAGTTTGCATCCATCTTTGATAGATAATATCTAAGTCTATCATTAAACATCTGTAAAATCTTTTTAACTATATAAGATTTTACACCATCTTCAGATACAATAAATTTTACCGTATCCATCAAATTTAAATCATATCTGCATTTATTAACAGAATCCTTGATGGTTTGTATGATGTCTATTTGTGTTTTTAGAAATGGATCTGCTTCAGTTTTTTCAGACTTCAATTCTTCTATGTCAGAATCAAGTTGAATTAACCAAGTATCTAATTGTTTGATTCTATCCTTTATGCTTTTCTTTTTTTGTTCAGCCACTTCTATTTGACTGATCTTTTTATTATACTTCTCGTATGCCTTTTCTAATTTACTTTTATTAGACTTCAGTGTTTCTATTTTTTCATCAAGAACTTTAATATCATTATTTAATTTAATAATGATATCGTTAATCTTTAACTTCTCTTCTTTTATGTATTCTTTATCATGCTCATTAACAGAACGCAGACATACTGGACAAGAAGATCCAGACACACCAATTTTAGGCAAAAGTTTCTCGTTATGACTTGCTGTTGCTCTCAACGAAGACCGTTCATCATTCAATTTATCGATATTTTCTTCTACTGAAAGTTTAGCTTTTTTCAGATTCTTGAGATTAGTTTTAATTTCTTCTAAATTACAAACTTCATGTTTATCCAGTTCTTCCGAAAATCTTTGTTTTTCTTCCAGATTATCTACTTTTCTTTTTTCATAAATTAAATTTTTATTTTTACGATTGGATAGAATAGTATCTCGTTGTATAGTTAAATTCTTCAAAGATCGTTCCGACTCTTCCATCTTTGTAAGTTCAATTTCATACTCTTTCTTTTTTTCTGTATGTTCTTCTTTAATTTTTGAAAGCATTTTACTGAAAATATCCAAATTGAAAATACTTTCAATGAACTTTCTTTTATCTGCTTTGGCCTTAGCCATGAATGGAATTGTGTTATTAAGGGTCATAATAACACAATTTTCAAAAACACTAGGAGAAGCATGTAATATAGTATGCAAATCTTCTTCAGTATTTTTGATTGAATCTCTTGTTACATCTTGATCATTTTTATAAAAATATAATTTAGAAGGATTCAAAGTTCTAATGACTTTATACGAATCTTTCTTTTTACCAGACACTACTTCAAAATCTAATATAACTTCACAAACACCATTAGTAAATGCATTTGGAATTAAATCCTTTTTCAAGTCTCGTATAGTTGTCCCGAAAATACAAAAATACAATGATTCCATCATTGCAGATTTTCCTAATCCATTTTGTCTATCAGATTTATCTCTGTTTATCCCAGTAATAATATGTAATCCAGTTTTAAACTCTAGGACTACAGGGATTTCACCAAAAGATAAAAAGTTTTTAATACTTATTTTTTGGAAATTAATTTTTTTCATTTTGCAACCTTTTGATACAAATCTACAGTATAATCAATCAAATCTTTTTTATTGTTTGCGTCCATCATTTCGATAAAATCTATTATTGCTTGTTGGATATCAATTCCAGAAAAATCTTTCTTTTCTTCTTCTAAATCAAATTCAGAAAAATTGGATTCATATTCGATGTTGAACTGGGATGGGTTTAATCCTTTGAATACATTAATAAGAAACTCCATATCATCATGGGTTACTCTCCTATCAACCTTTAATTTTACTAAATTGTTATGGAATAATTTTCTAACTTTATCGTTTACAGTTTTCTCTATAATCAAATCAGAAAGTAATACACTCTGGTGTTTTGGTGAATGTGTATTTTCTGTAAAATTAGTTTTTCCAGTTTTTAAGTCTAATGTATAGTATCCTTTTACTGTACCCGCATCATTAAAATCCATCTGGAATGGATTCCCTACATACATTATCTTCCCACCATTGGAATAATTTCTTTCATCTCTTAAATGGAAGTGACCAGAAATAATTAATGGAGACTTTTCTACGAAGTCTTCATCTTCAATGCCATCATGACATATGGCAAAGGTATTCATTTTATAAAGATTAATTTCAAAATGACCAAATGTAATGTCAGCATTCGGTATATCTTCGTACTTTGTACCCCAAGGGACAAAGTTAATTCTTTTGTCGTAAGCTTCTGTTGTGCAAAGCTTATCTATAATCTTAATATTACTCCATTGGGAGTATGGTGAAATAGAATTTACTTCAGAACTATCCTTAAGAAAGCAATCATGGTTTCCAACCAGCATGATTACGTTAAAATCTTTGAACAATTCTAAAAGTTTAGAACCGAAGTGCAATGTGTCTACTGACACTTCGTCTCTAGTGTGGAAATAATCTCCACAAAAAACTACATCTTTTATACCCTTTTTCTTGATATCCTGAATGAACCATTCAGCCCACTTCCAAGAGACATCGTGCCAAAACTTAGAATTCTGCTGTAGACCAATGTGGATATCAGAAAATATTGCTACCTCTGATTTTTTAAAATACGACATCCTTATATCATACACTAAAAATTCCATTCGTCAATCCCAAAATGGATCTTCTTCAGTAGAATCTAAAATCGGCTTGACGTATATATGACCTTCAGAAGAAGACATCTCTTCTTCGTATTTTCTTTGTTTGTATTCATTAATTGTATCATGGTGTTTCTTTTCCTTTTTAATTCGATTAATGAATGCATGAAATGCTATAGTAGTGAAATATCCAAAAGGTGATGTGTCGGTTGTAACGTCAAATTTTTTTCTTTTTAATGCGCTGAACATTTTAATTAATGCATCCCCAATCATTTCTTCTTTGTATGAATAATTGATAAATTTGGGATTATATCCAAGTCCTTCGGCAATTTTATTCAAACATTCTCCCAAGAAGTCATTACAAACAGCAGTGTTATAGTACTCTTTGATTTCATTTTTAAAAACAACGGGATCTACATAATATGCATCTTTGTTCTTTTTTGGTTTTACATTTTCTTCATTTGACATTAAAAACATTATACATTATGTTTTTAATTTATCAACTGTTTTTCTTTAATTAAATGTTGACTAAATGTAATTTTTTCTTTATTATATATCTCTTTGCGTTTTTCAGCATGATTTGAACCATAATCTAATAAATCACATATATCTATAATGATTAATTCGTCTTTATTTTCATTTAGACGAAGTCCACGACCTATGCTTTGGACTGTTCTGATGAAACTTTTTCCACCAGCAGCAAAAATAATCATGTGAATGTTTTTAATATTCACTCCAGTAGAAAATATCGCACTTATAGCAATACAAACTACATTATTTGAGGTTTCCATTATTGCTTTAACCTTATCTCTGTCTTCTACATCCACTTCTCCTCTGATAAAATATACTTGTTTATCTGGTAGATTTTTAGAAAACAAATCAAACAAATGCTGACCATGATTAATATTATTAATCAATATTAATATATTATTTTTAAAGTTATTACATGTAGTCTGTATTACTTTATTTCTAAATTCATTATTTGATATAAAAATTAATTCATTATGATAATCATCAGTAGTATTTCCTGTATTAATTATAGGTTTTGGAACATCTCTATATAAAAGATTTAACATCTTAACATGTACTGTTGTTAAGAATTTTTCTTCTCTTAGTTCGTATGAACTTTTAATTATTAGAACTCCTCCAATTTTTCCCGTGACATTCCATTTGTCTATGTTATCTGTTGGGAGTGTGCCAGTAAATCCAAATTTATTTGGAGTTTTTATCTTATCTAAAATTTTAGACGACTTATTACCCTTTCCCATTTTATGGGCTTCATCTACGATTAAGATATCAATGTCCTTGATCCAATCATTTTGATCAAATTTACTTCGTAAGATATCAATATTTGCTATAATCACGTTGGCCTCAAAATCTGGCTTGATTGATCCTGTCCATCTTGATTGTGTAAAACTTACATTATAAGTTTCAAAATCTTTATATGTTTGGTTGACAAGACCCAAATCTGGTACTATAATAAGACACTTAAATTTTTTAACGTCTTTTGCATACAAATAGAAATTTTCTATCAAAGTAGCTATAGTTAACGTCTTCCCTGCTCCTGTACCCAATAGTGCAATACCTCTTCCTTCTGACATGCATCTTTTAACAGTTTCTTCTTGATAATCTCTAAGCTTCAAAGACAATCTTTTTATTAAAGGCTTGTCCAATTTAGGAGTTAACTCATCAAGAAATGGTTGAGTGTATTCATATTCTACTTTGTATTGTTTTTCAAATAAAAATGCTTTTATTTCATCAAATAATCCAATATCAAAGTATCCATTAGAAGCTATGGCATACAATCTTTTAGGTATATAAAAAGATCGATTAAATTTTGCTGCTGGATTTTCCACAGAAAAATGCTCTCTTATTTCCAAAAATCTATCTCCAGAAATAATTGCCTTGCATTTTTTTGTATCAAAATCTAACTTAATCATTACATTTGTTCTAACTTGGTAGTTTCTATCGCGTTTTTAACATCATCTGTAAATGATGCAAAAACCCATTTAGAATCTTCAAGGTATTTAACCAAATGTTCTTGTTCGGCTATTTTTGCGTCCAACTCCAACATTTCTGGCATCTCTTCTAACATTTTTTCCAAATTAGCTTTGGATAATTTTACTGGAGATGCTTGTTCGGCTTTTTGCATCAAAGTTTTTATGATCTTAATTTTTTTAGATTTGAGATCTGCAACTTCGATTCTATGATCATTTAATCTTGCTATCCAAAAATGCTTTTTAGAAGGAACCAACATTGCAGTTTCCTTTAAATTAAAAGCATCAAATTTTAAATCATCAGATATTTCCTTCTTATATCTAGAATATAAATTCATAATACATTATACCATATTTAGTTAAATAATTCAATGAATAAGTTTGATAAATTATACACTCAATTAATGGAAATGATGACTGCTGGTGGATTGGGTAGTGTGATGGGTTCTCCTGCTTCTGGTCCAATTGGAAATACTGGTGGATCTTTTGGTAATACGGATAGTTATGCAACAGGAAGTAATGTTATGCCGAAATCTATTTTTGGTGGACCGATTAAAAGAAATTTAAACTTTAATAAAGAATCTAAAAAAGATAGAAAAAGCAAATCTAAGAAGTAAGTAGTTGAATGGATCTAGGTCATTGGATTACTAATCAAGAAATTCCCGAAAACTCATTTGGATTTATATACATAATAACCAATACGGTTACGAATAAAAAGTATATAGGTAAAAAACAAATGATATCTAATATTAAAAGAAAGCCTTTAAAAGGAAAAACACGGGCTAGAAGAGATACAAAAGAATCAAAATGGAGAACGTACACAAGTTCTTCTAAAGAACTTAACGAAGATATTCTAAAACACGGTAAAGACCAGTTTACTTTTGAAATATTAAGGTTCTGTGCAAATAAAAGTCAAATGGCTTATTACGAAGCAAAGGAACAATTTGATAGAGAAGTTCTCCTCAAAGAAGATTATTATAATGGAATTATAAATCTTCGACTAGGAAAAGTAAAATTGTAGTTGACAATGAATAGTAGATGTGTTATAATTGATAATGATTTTCAATCATGAGATTAAAGAATATAATTTAAATCTTATAAGTTTAAATTTACTTTTATCAGAAAAAATAGAATTAGAGATTTCTAATTTCTTGTACGAGAATAATTTAAAAATAAATATTAATTCTAGAGATCTTAATAATATATTTAAACATTTTATAATAAATGAAATTTTATCTCATTTTAAACAAAACATAGACAATGTTTTAGTTTTTAACCAAGAATTAAATTTAAAAATATTAAATTTAACATTTGAGGAAGAAGCTTGTAAAGCAATTATACATAAAATTTTAAATAAGTCAATAAAAATATTTAATTTTAACGTATTTGTAATTTCGGAAGAGTTAAGTGTTGACACTCAATTAATTTACAAACTTAAAAAAATATTACAAAACAAACCAGAGACAAATTTTAAAAAAATTAAAGAATACACAGAAAAAAATAATTTAAAGCATTTAGAGGCAAAAATTAAAAATAGTTTACAAACTAAGTTACTATTAAATAAATAATCGTATGAAGTTTTCTAAGTTAGTTAAAAAATCATACAAATTGTTAGAACAAGCACCTCCTCCAGAAGATGCTGCTATGCCTCCCCCAGAAGCACAGGCTGGTTCTTCTGGGGGTGTAGGGGGACCAACACCAGATCAACAGAAAGCTGGGGATGACATAGAAAAAGCTGGAGAAAAAATGTCCAATCAAGTGGAAACAGCAATGGACGAAATGGTTACTTTGTTGGGTAAAATTGTAGACTTTTTAAGAAATGAACAAAGAATGGGTCAGGCAAAATATCCACCAAAGATATCTACACTATTAAACACAATTAAAAAAGCATCTTTATCACAGACTTCTGCCCAAGGTTTAGGAGAAATCGAAGATGCGGTACAAGAGGTTGATGATTTTTACAATAAAAAATCAGAAGAACCCGTCCAAGAAGGATACTTTTACAAAAAGTATATAAAGAAAGATAAATAATTTTATGTCTGTAAAATCTGTAAAAAAAGAATCTTATGATGATAAAATTAATGCATATCTAAAAAGATACATTTTTGAAGATAAAATTAAAGACGAAGATGCAGAGGGACTTTCTCCAGTAGATCAACAAAAAGCAATCAAACAAAAACAGGATGAAATCAATGCTTTGAAGAAAGCATCCAACCCTAATTCTCCTGAAGCAAAAGCAATTGCTGCTGTTGGGGGTGCTAAAACTGATAAGAATAAGAAGCCTTCACTTACTTCTACTCTATAATGACTAAATAATTGAATGATCCTATTCAAGGAATTTTATTCAAAATCCGAAAACTCTACTACTTTCTTACCTAAAGAACCAGTTGTAATAAGAGATGTTGGTGATTATGTCGCAAAAGTAGATACAGGAAATGATGCATATAATGCTTTGCATGGTGAAGATATAAAGATCCAAGGGGATATTGTCACATTCAAAACAGATAAAGGCAAAGAAATACAAAAGCCTTTAGTAGATACGATTAAAATTAATGTTGGTGCTTCTACTGTAGAAGATAGACCAATAGTTAAATTTGATTTTAAACTTAAAGGTAAAATCTACAAGAATGTAAAATTTAGCATCTGTGATAGAAAAGATAATGATGAAAAGGTTTTATTGGGCTTGGAGTTCTTAAAACTTATAAATGCGGTGGTGAAAGTTAAATAATCATTATGAGCAGCCGTTTCAATAAATTTCTAGAAAATTCTTTTAGAACCGTAAATTTACGAAAAGTTAGATTAAAAGTAGATCCAGCATATTGCGAAAAAGGTGAAATATCTAAATTTCAAGGTTATGAAGGATTCATTATAGCCGAAGATGGGGTTAATGCTAAAATGTATTTTGAAGAAATTGACGGTGGACTAGTAGCAACTATTCCATGTGGGATGATTGATGTGGAGAGTGGATTAACCAAACTTGAAAAATTTAAACTTAATGTCTTGGTATTTTTGAAGGAAGAAAAAGGTATGAAGTTCGATAGCCCTTTAGTCCAATTGGTGATGAACAGTTCAAACATACAAATGCTGGAATCATTTTTAAAAGATAATGGATGCACAGATCAAGATCTTTTGGATATATATAGAACGGAGTATCTATAATGAAATTTGAAAAAACATATAAACAATACATGGAACAATTTGTAGTTGAAGGACTATTAGGTTCTATAGCTGCTGCTATTCCAAAAACAATAGGTAAAGCCGTAGGAAATGTAGTAAAGCAGGCATATGCTGACAATCCTTATGTGCAGGCATTTGGTCAGGTCCGCCAAGATCAACAAGGACAAAGATCTGAAGTAAGAGCTAAAAATGCAGAAGTATTACAAGGAGTTAAAGATGATTTAAAAAATGATCCAATGTTTATTAGAACTGAAATTACATTTACAGATAGTTCGTATGTACCGTTATCTTCAGGACGCAAATATATAAACAATACAAAAATATCATATTATGATCTAGTTAATGATCCTAAGTTAGGAGAAAAAAGAATGCAAACAAGAGGTGTTGATTTAGATCAACTAGAAGGAATTGAAAAATTAATTTCTGAAATGGATTTAAATACATTAAATTTATTCGATACAGAAACTCAAAATAAAATAAAAGAAGAAATTCAAAAAACTTCTAAAGAAGCCGAAGATAAATTAAAAAATACTCAAGGAGAAGATTACAAAAAAAGGCAAGCAGAAACAGAGAAAGTTTTTATTGGGGTTCAACAAGATTTACAAAAATATCTAAAACCTTTGGGTGTAGGAAAATCAAACACAGAAAAGCGAGATTGGCTTTTTATTTTAGCATATTTAGGAGGAAAAACCAGCCTTCATGTTAAGAGATAATGGAACCAGAACTAGCAAATTTGTATTCTAGTACAGTAAGACCCAGAGGACAAGTTAGAATGTCTGGTGGAGGATCTTTTGGTGGAACATCATTTGAAAGAGATCCTCATTTCGTAAATTTGGAACAATCTGTATTTTCAAAAATATCTGAACTTACAAAAGAAAACGAAACAGTCCGTAAACCAGAGAATAAAGCAAATGGTTTACGGACTGTTTCTGTCGAAGATGCAATTAGAGAATTGCAAATGTTAGAAGCTAATGGATCTGGATAGTTTCTAACTTCTTTACTATAAATTTGAGGATTTGCGAACGCACAACTTCATTTTCACTAAAAATAAAGTTGTGTATTCCCTTTTCTTCACTATCCGCATTATCAAACACATTGCGGATTTTTGTAAATCCATTCTTGGATGCTCCAATATCAGATTGAAAGCTATCACCAATTACAATATATTTGGTATTTTCTCCAAAACGAGTTAAAATAGTAGTTAATTCGGCAGTAGTAAGATTTTGAGATTCGTCTACAATAACTACACTGTCTCTAAATGTAAGACCTCTAACAAAGTTCACAGGCATACATTTGATATAGTTGTTACGGATCAACTCCCCTCCAATCTTAGATCCAACTAATTCGTCCAATTTTTCTATTAAAGGCAGTGACCAAGGTTGGAATTTATCTTGTAGTTCACCGGGTAAACTCCCCATACTCTTAGAAGCACTTTCAACAATAGAACGAATATATACAATTTGGTTTATTTGTTTCTTTAGGAGCATTTGTAATGCACCATATACAGCCAAATAAGACTTACCAGACCCTGCTGGGCCGTCCACAAATACCATTTTAGTATCTTTGTACAGTAACAATTCCATAAAAGAGTTGTGGACATCATTTAATTTAAATTGATTGTGTATTTTATAGTTCAAAAACCATTCTTTTTTTGTGCTAGTTTCTATGTTGTTTAATATAACATATTCGTCGATATTGCTATCGACAACCTCTTTTTTACGAAGTTTTTTTGCCATCAATGTTATTTATCAGCTTTTGTTTGCCTTTCAATACATTCCATGATATACTAAGTATTATCATGGATAAAAACGACACAAATAAAGTTTCTAAAATAATGATCTTGAGAAGTGGGAGGGTTTTGTTGTTAAAGTCAAAAACATTAAATAAATATCATTTTCCTGGTGGTCATATCAAGATAAACGAAACATTCACCACAGGATTAATCAGAGAAGTTAAAGAAGAAACAAATTTAAATATATCATCTTGTAAAATAATTCAAAAAAAACCAAATTTTTGTCTATTTAAGGGATGGACATATGTAGGAAATGTTAAATTGAGTGATGAACATTCTGATTTTGTATGGGCTAAAATAGAAGATGCACACATAAGATTTCCTGTTTGTAGATTTACATATGACGGTTTGAAAAGATTAAGTTATGAGTGGGAACTAATAAAATCTAGAAAAAAATCACTTGATAATGAGGATGAATCAGTATAATTAATACAATAATAATATGCGTATTTGTATTTCAGGAACAGCCAACACGGGTAAAACGACATTAATTAATGATTTTTTAGAAAAATGGGGAAATTACTCCACTCCATCATCATCCTATAGAGATGTTTTAAAGTCTCAAAACCACCCTCACAGCAAGAAATGTAACAAGGATGGTCAATGGGCAATCATTAATCACATGATTGATGAGTTACAAAAATACAGTAAAGACGATAATGTGATTATCGATAGAGGCCCATTAGATTGTTTGGTATATACATTATGGGCATACGAAAAAAAGTCTTCAAATATCAATAAAGCATTTATTGATAAAATGATACCGTTGGTTAAAGAATCGTTAAAGCATATTGATTTAATATTTTTTCTGCCTATCACTAAAGCATCTCCTGTAGATATTGTCGAAGACGGGAAAAGAGAGACAGATCCAGTTTATATTGAAGAAATTGATAACATATTTAAAGCCTTATTCTATCAGTATCAGCACAATTTGGGGAAAACACCATTTTTTGATGCTGATAATTGTCCTGCAATTATTGAAATTTTTGGGAGTCCAGAAGAAAGGGTATTACTAATCCAACAATATTTAGATGATAGTGGTACTGTATATGGAGAAGAAGAAGATTCTATTTTAAATCCAAAATCTTTAGCAGAGATGGAGGAATTATTGAAATCAGAAGAAGAATCACACGAAAAAGAAAAATCCATCAAGCACCAAGAAGAATTAATCAAGAAATTCTCGAAAAAGAATCTTAGAGCTTAATAGCATAAACATTATATATAGCATCTTCTTCTGCTGGTATTTCTATTCCGCTTATAGAAAATGATGTAACAAAATTATCTAAATCTGAAGGATTTAGACTTAAGCTGTTACTATATTCCGAAACGGTATAAGAAGATAAAATATTAGTGCTTGGTCTAAGAGAAGATTCGACAGAAACTGTTGGAGTATTTCTCAATATTAATGATGTTCTGGTGAATGTGCCTTGTATGGTTATTTCTCCTTTTTGGGTTACCGAAATTGGATACGCTCCGAACTTAGCTGCATATTCATTGGCTGGAGTTATCATAATATCGGTTAGTGCCCAAGTTCCTGTTTGAGAAAGAGTGCCTGTACCCATTTTATTACCAGGTGAAATGGTAACTTGAGCCTTCCCCACACTCAAGTTTAATGCATTTTTACCTAAAATGTTGGTAACTTTATCAGAAAGAGATGCTATGTTTGTTTTTGCTGCATCCAAATCAGAAGATAATGTAGTAGCAGATGTATCCTTTGAAGTAGATAAACTTAGTATAGCATTGGTGTTTTGTGTTACCGTGCTTGAAATTACCGTATTATCTATTGGCATTATAAGATTTTTAAAATCAATTAAATGTGTTCCAGTAGTAGATTCGACGATTATATAATCACCATTTCTGACTTCGCTTAACTCTGGTAAATCTTTAATATTAATGAATACATCAGCCATTTTAAGTATTTAGTCAATTGATTTTTTTTTAAAGTGTGGTAAAATAAATATTATGACCGAAGAGAAAAAAACCAAAGTACTTATTGGGTGTCTACTTTTTAAGGATTTTACAGGATCTGAGATGTATGTGTATGAATTGGCGAGAAATTTACTACAGTTAAATTGTGATGTAACTGTAGTATCCCCTTATATTGGTGGTAAATTGACAGATTTGGCATTAAAGTGTGGTATAAAGGTTCAAGAATTTTCTAGCATCAGGGGGACAGATCAGTATGATATAATACATTGTCAGCATAAACCCGTAGTACAAGAATTAATTAAGGTATACCCAAAAACAAAAAAGATCTGTACGATTCACTCAGAAGTCATATCTTTAGAAGATCCTGTTATTCACGAATCTATTAAAAAATATATCGCAATAAGACCAGAAATAAAAGATCATTTAATCAATAATTTTAAAATTTCTTCATCTTCTATTGAAATTATATACAATCCAATCGATGAAACCAGATTTAAAAAAATAGAAACAAAGGATCACAATGCTGTGCTATTTGTTGGGACTATAGATTATTTAAGAAAGAATACAATATTTGATTTAGTCGAATATACTAAGAGTATAAACAAAGATTTTTGGTTGGTGGGAAATAATTCAGATAATTATTTGGGAGAATTATTAAAACATAAACATGTTAAACACTCTAATGCAGTAGACGATGTACAAAAATATGTCCAAAGATGTGATGAGACTGCTGGAATCCTTTTAGGAAGAACCACTATTGAAGGATGGTTGTGTGGTAAGTCTGGATGGATTTACGATGTTAACAGCAAAGGCGATATTTTAAACAAAAAATTACATAATCCCCCTGATGATTTGGATAAATTTCATGCATCAAATGTAGCAAAAAAAGTTAAAGAGTTGTATCATAAAATTTAATATGAAAATAAGCGTTATAATTAATTGTTTTAGACGTTATGAAAGTTTAAAACTTCAAATAGAAGCAATCGAGAATCAAACAATAAAACCACACGAAATAATGTTGTGGGTAAACGCATCCGATAAATTTGATAAGTTTGACAAATCAATCTTTAATAAGTATAGAACCGTTATATCAAATTACAATTTTGGAGTTTGGTCTAGATTTTCTCATGTGTTAAATACAACAGGTGATTATATATGTGTATTTGATGATGACACAATACCGGGTAAAAAGTGGTTTGAGAATTGTATGAATGAAATGAAAAATGAAGAAGCACTTTATGGTACGAGAGGGGTTATATTTAATGATTATAACTATAGCATAGCAGAAGATGTTGGGTGGCACTCGGCCAATTCAGAAACCACACAAGTTGATATTGTGGGGCATTCTTGGTTTTTCCCTAGAAAGTTTATCACAGCTTTTTGGCAGGAAGCAACTGTTCCGAATTCTTTACTTTGTGGAGAAGATACACATTTTTCCTATTCAATTCAGAAGTATTTGAATACAAGAACATTAGTACCACCACATCCAAAAGAAGATATGGAAATGTGGGGGAGTATTCCTAGTTATGGATGGCAGTTTGGAGCGGATAATAATGCAATTTCTCAAAAGCCAGATCATTTAAATATGTTTGGGATTGCTTTAACCGAATATAAAAATAAAGGATTTAAATTACTAAGAGGTTAATGAATGTATTAGTATCATTTGGAACAAGACCAGAATGGCTGAAGATAAAGCCATTGCTCCAAGAATTTAATAGTAATAATATTGAGTATTCTTTATTCTTTACTGGACAACATACGGATCTTCTAAAAGATATAAAGGTCGATTACAGTATAGAACAAAAGCAATTAAGTGATAATAGATTAAATTCTGTTATTGCAAATGTATTAACTTGTTCTATACCCATAGAATGCTTCACTCATGTATTAGTCCAAGGAGATACATCTTCAGCTTTTGCGGTGGCATTGTGGGCTTTTAATAACAAAATAAAGATCATTCATTTGGAAGCTGGGTTGAGAACATATGATCTAAATCATCCATATCCAGAAGAAGCAAATCGGCAATTAATTAGTAGAATTGCCGACATTCATTTGTGTGCAACTAATGATAATGCGGCTTGTCTGGAGGCAGAAAAAATAACAAACTATAATCATGTATATGTAGTTGGTAATACTGTACTAGATAATATTACTCATGTAGTTCCTTCGTATGGAAACAAAGTTTTGGTAACTCTTCACAGGAGAGAAAACCACGACATTATAGAGGAATGGTTTACAGAAATAGATAAATTAGCAGAACAATATAATGATTTGGAATTTATACTTCCCATACATCCAAATCCAAATGTGATTAAACACAAAAACATTTTCAAGCATGTAAAAGTTGTTGATTCTTTGAATCATTCGGATTTGATTGATATTTTAAAAGATTGTAGATTTGTTATTACTGATAGTGGTGGCATTCAAGAAGAAGCATCTTTCTTAAATAAGAAAATTATCATCTGTAGAGAAACCACAGAAAGAGCAGAATGTCTCCATTATCATGGAATCCTTTGTATGTCTCCAAAAAATTTGAGTTCTTTGGTTTCAAAAATAAGTAAAGATTATCAAATAAGTTATCCATGCCCTTTTGGTGACGGAAATTCAGCAAAAAAGATAGCAAAACTATTAAAGAATATATGATGACACAAGATTTTAGTAAAGATTTCGAATACTTGATTGATAGAATTTTCGTAAAAAAACAACACACGATATTTTCTAGATACGCCGATGGTGAATTGGCCTTAATGATGGGTAAAGAAGTGGGAAACCACACACAAGCGTTCCAAAAGGACAAGTGGAATGCTCCATCACACAAAACTAAATTAGGAAAAGATCTCGCAAATAGTTTAAAAAACAAAAGCCCAGATAAATTTTATGGAATTTCTTGTGGATGTTGTGATCCTTATGGGAAAAAAATCATTCTAGATAATTTAAAAATTGCTGGAGTTGATATGGAAAACATAACATATTCGAATTTATGGATTAACGGAAATTACAAAAAATTTAAAAATGTAATTCAAAATATAGATGAAAAGGTTATTTTGATAGCAAACAAAGAAGGATCTAATAGAAAATATCCATTTGATGTTTTAGATTTTATACCTGTTAATGATGATTGTGTAAATTTTTGGGAAGACAAAAAGAATGAATTCTTGAATGAATTGTCTAAAATTGCATTAAGACCTGAATTATATTTGATATCTGCTGGTCCGATGAGTGAAGTTATTATCGATTTCTTATCAGGATTAGATACTCAAAAAGTTGGAAGATACATTGATATTGGATCTGCTTTGGATGAGTATACCAAAGGAAGTAAGACTAGGTCTTACATGTTCGAAAATCAACTATATTATAATAAAAATTGTGAATTTTAATTTTGTAATTTTAATTACAGGAAAAAGCACAAATATTCCAGAAATTAAAAAAGCATTTTCTGGGTTTAATTTAATTTTTTCTACATGGAAAGGTGATGAGCAGAAATACCACAGTAATGATATTGTTTTGTTTAATGAACCTCCAATAGAAGCTGGTCCTCATCTTTTTTACTATCAAAAAGTATGTAGCTTAAATGGATTATATCTTTGCAAAGAAAAGGGATACGAATATATTTTAAAATTAAGAAACGACTTGATTCCTACTAATTTTAATGAATTTATGAAGATAATAGATTTTCATAAATTTAATTTTATAGGACAACATGTGGGTAGCCCACAATCAGGAAAATATTTTATTGATTATTTTATGTCTGCCAAAACGGAAGATCTAATAAAATTATGGGAAATTGATGATGTAAGAACTACTGATTTTGTGGAACAAATTTTAACTAGAAGATTTTATAATTACTTAGATGGTGTTCCTGTTAATTTTATATTAAATGATTTAAACGACAACAATGATCTACATTGGATAAAATACAACACAAGAATAAGCGAATATAAAAAACACGATTGCTATAAATTATGAATGAAAATTTAAACATATTGATACCTATGGCTGGTTTAGGATCAAGGTTCCAAAAAACACATCCAAATGAATTTAAACCATTTATAGATGTAAATGGGAAGCCAATGATAGAACGTGTTATAGAGAATAATAATCAACTCAAAAATACTAGGTTTATTTTTATAACTAGAAAGGAATTACCAATTCATAATTTACAAAGCATATGCAAAAGATTGAATGTAAATTTTGAAATTATATCAATAGATTATCTAACAGAAGGATCTGCTTGTACTTGCTTGTTATCTCAGCACTTAATTGATAATGAAACTCCTTTGGTAATAACAAACTGTGATCAAATAACAGAAGATTTAAATATAAATACGATCATAAAATATTCCAATCGCAATAATAGTGATGGAATTTTAGGTGTGTTTAATTCAGTTTCAAATAAAAATAGTTATGTCAAACTAAATGATAACTTTGAAATAGTCGATGTTAAAGAAAAAGTTGTTATAAGCAACATAGCTACTAATGGGTTCCACTTTTGGAAACACGGATCACTTTTCGTAGATTCTGCAAAAATTATGATAGAAAATAATGAAAGATATAATAATGAATTTTATGTAGCACCTACTTATAATTATTTGATTAAAAATAATAAAAAAATTCATCCCTATTATTTTAATTTGCATTTCCCTATAGGAACCCCCGAAGATTTAAATAAATACATTTTGTTATAAATGAAAATTGCGTTATGTATATGTGGTCTGACCAATGATTATTCTAGATCATTTGAGATATTAAACGATCATATATTATCAAAATATGATGTGGATGTGTACATACACGCATGGGAGACTAATACTGAAATAATAAATGATATACTAAAAAAGTATAAACCAGTAAATCATAAATTTGAAGTACAAAAAGATTTCAGCGAAGAAATAAAAATGTTTAATCCAGAAAAACTAGAATCTGGAGGAACATCATTATATAAACTGTTTAGTTACACTTATTCTAGAAAACAATGTTTTGATTTTATACAAGACAAATATGATTGTGTAATAATTTGTAGGTTTGATGTATTCAATTGGCACGGAATATATAATGCTCCACAGGATCATCTTTGTGTTTTAAATTTTGAAGAAAATATTGACACAAATTTAGTATACTGTAAGACATGGAATCAATTAAATTCTGGTATGACTGAACATTGGTTTTATTCTTCTTATGAAAATATAAAACTTATTTGTGAATTATATGATGATCTTTTTGAATACTTGATGGATGATAGTGATTATTTTAAAAAACTTTTTGTTGAAGGTTGGCCTATATCAAATACACATAACGAATTTAGTAATGAGATATTAAAACCAATAAATGAAAGATCTACTAATCTAGTAATTGGTAATATCTTATGTATTTTAAATCATCATTACATATATAAATACCATTTATATAAAAAGAATTTATTAGAAAAGTGTAAGTTTATTTTATGAAAATAACAAAAATCGAAGATTATAAGGGTGGATGGTTTGTGGGAAATTTTGAACCTAGTTGTTACAAAACCCAAGATTTTGAAGTAGGGTATAAAGTTCATAAAAAAGGAGAATTTTGGGAAGCACATTATCACGAAAAATTAACAGAAATTAATTTTTTAATCTCTGGAAAAATGACTATACAAGGTCAAGAATTAAATTCTGGGGATGTATTTGTGATTTTTCCAAATGAAATAGCTGATCCAGTCTTCCTAGAAGACTGTTATTTGTGTGTAGTTAAAACTCCTAGTGTTGTTGGGGATAAAATTTTAATTTAATCTTGATTTTACTAAATTAAATTTTAAATAAGTTCAATGAACATCTATAAAAAATTAGAAGATATAAACAAAGATGATTATTTGATTGTTAAGTACTACATAAAGTCAACAACAAATTTAAATGATGCCGCATGGGCATTGGCGATTGGACAGTCTGTAGGAAATCCTAAAGTACGAAACAAATGGGAAACCGAAGAATTGTTTGAAAAATATTCTTGTATCATTTTGGATGATAAAAAAAATCTAGAATCTAGAGTTGAAGGTATTGTCGATATTGCGTTCCCAACCGTAAACATCAACTTTAAAAACAACGGAATATCTCATTTGCTAGTAAATTTAATGGGTGGGCAACTGGATATTGATGTAGTTGACCAATGTCATGTATTAGACATAGAATTTCCTGATTCTATTTTATCTGAATTCAAAGGGCCAAAGTATGGAATATCTGGAATTAGGAAGTTTGTAAATTCATACGATAAACCAGTATTAGGAGCAATAGTTAAACCTAAAATTGGTGTAACACCCCAAGTTTTATTAGAAATGGTGAAAGAATTAGTTGATGGTGGTGTCAACTTTATTAAGGAGGACGAAATTATGTCTGAGTTTGACTTGTGTCCTCTTGAAGAACGTGTCCCTTTGATAATGGATTATTTAAAAGATAAGAATGTAATTTATTCGGTATCAATTCATTGTGACCCAGACAAGATTTTGGAAAGAGTAAAACTAGTACATTCTTTAGGGGGGAATTCTGTTCATGTTAATTTTTGGTGTGGGTTAGGTGTGTACAGATCAATTAGAGAATTGGACTTGCCGATTTTCATTCACTTCCAAAAAAGTGGAGACAAAATTTTTACAAACAAATCCCATGCATTCCATATTGATTGGAGAGTAATTTGTAAGATTGCAGGATTAAGTGGCGTGGATTTCATACATGCTGGTATGATTGGAGGGTATTATAAGTGGGACGAACAGGAAGTAATTGATTCTTGTAAGATTCTTACGGAATTAAATGTAATGCCAGCTATAAGCTGTGGATTCAATGCTGGGCTGACAGAAATGGTTAATAGCCGATTAGGTGTTGATTATATGGCTAATGTTGGTGGTGGTATTCATGGACATCCAAATGGAACATTAGCTGGAGCAAAATCTATGAGACAGAGCATAGATAAAGAGTATGGTGATGAATATCATCAAGCTATAGAAAAATGGGGTGTAATTAAATGCTAATAGATAACTTCATATCATTTATAAATTCTCATGGGGGAATAAATCCAAAAATAATATTGGATGTTGGATCTAGGGATTTAGATCAAAGCATAGAATTCTCTAAAACTTTTCCAACTTCGACCATACATGCATTTGAGCCGAATCCAAGTCAGTTTGATATATGTGAAAAAAAATCAAAAACATGTCCAAATGTTTATGTGTATCAATTTGCTGTAGGTGACGTAAAGGGACAATTAGATTTTTATTTGACTTTAGGAAATATCGGTGCCTCATCATTATTAAAACCAATAGATGTTCCTTTTGCCAGTACACAAGACTGTAAAAAGATATCAGTAGATTGTGTAAGATTAGATGAATGGTTAATAGAAAACAATATAGAATCTGTTGATGTATTGTGGATGGATACGCAGGGTGTCGAGCTTTTGGCTTTGAAAGGTATGGGGGATTTCCTAAAAAATGTAAAATTCATCCATTGTGAAGCATCGGTTTCTCCTTATTATGAGGGTCATATATTAAAAACAGATCTGGAAGAATTTTTAACACAAAATAATTTTAAAGTTGAATTCATTCCATGCCCCCATCCATATGGAGAAGGAGACATATTAGCAGTCAATAAAGATTATGTTGATAATATCTCATAGAGGAAATGTTAGTGGTACTAACGAATATTTAGAAAATAACCCAAATCACATCAGTTCATTGCTTGATAAAAACATTGAAGTAGAAATTGATGTTTGGTTTCAAGATGGACTTATTATTTTGGGACATGACAAACCAACATATATTGTTAATCACGAATTCCTTCAAAAGTATGGGTTGTGGTGCCACGCAAAGAATTTAGATGCATTGCATTACATGTTGAAATATAACATTAAAAATTGTTTTTGGCATCAAGAAGATGATTGTACATTAACATCATCTGGATATATATGGACATATCCTAATAAAGATGTTGTTGATAGATCAATTATAGTAGATTTTGATAAAGATTGGAAAAGTAAAAATTACAACTGTTACGGAGTTTGTGTAGATTATTTATGATACAAGTATGTTATACCAATAGTAATACGTCTGATGTATGGGATATGTTTTATGAACAAAACAAAAAATTTTGTTCATACCGATTATATCTATTATCTGATGTTCCCCATAATGATAAAAAATATAAAAACATTTATATTTACAAAAATTCTCAACCTTATTGGCAAACATGGGTTCAAACTTTAGAAGACATAAACCCAGAATTTTTTATATATCTACAAGAAGATTTTGTTTTGTATAATAAGGTAAACGAAGATAAGTTGAATGAGTATAAAGAATTTTTAAAAGAAAATCCAGAATATTCATTTATCAGGTTGATAAAGTCTGGAGCTTTGAATAAGATTCAGCTTTCAAATACTTTGTATGAGATTGAGTCTGATAATCAAAACATATTTTCGATGCAACCTACTATATGGAGAACATCAGATTTTATAAAACTATATAAAGAGGTAAAGGCTTCGAAATGGTTTGAGAACGAAACTTATGTACAAAAATGCATAGAGCTAAATTTAAAAGGACTATATCATTATGACAACGAATCAAAAAGAGGACAGAATCATTATGATTCGGACGTTTATCCGTATATAGCAACAGCTTTGGTCAAAGGTAAATGGAATACATCAGAATATCCAGACGAATTAAATCCATTACTACAGGAATACGGGATTAATAAAGATATTAGAGGTACAATATGATATTGGATTTAGCACAGATTAATCAGAAATATAACTTAAAAATAAATGGAATAATTCATATTGGTGCCCATCATGGAGGAGAACATGAATTATACAAAAATTTAAATGTATCAAATCTTGTTTATTTTGAACCAGTTAAAAAAACTTTTGACGTTTTAAGAAGTAAAATATCTGATGCTATTTTGCATAATTGTGCATTAGGAAATGAAACAAAATCTATAGAAATGTTTATAGAGGATGTTGATGCTTGTGGATGTTCGTCTATATTGGAACCCAATTTTAATTTAGATTGGGGTACTACAAGATTTAGTAATAAAGAAATTGTCGAAATGAAACGATTAGATGATTTTAATTACACATTTTATAATTTTTTAAACATTGATGTCCAAGGATATGAGTTGGAAGTTTTGAAAGGTTCTGAAAAAACTTTAAATCATATCGATTATATTATGTGTGAAATAAACAGAAACACAGAACACAAAGAAATGGTTTATAAAGATGCTCCATCTGTAAATGAATTAAATAATTTTTTGGGAGCATATGGATTTGAATTAGTAGAACAAGATTGGGCTGGGGTATCTTGGGGAGACGGATTTTACATTAAAAAATAAAATGAAAACAATTGCATTAACTTATAATTACGACATAAACAAATTAGCAGAGATTGGAAGATCTTGGGCAAAGGATGTATATGGGAATAAGAACTATATATTTGAATATTCTGCCGCATCTTATGCTACATTTGTGGATAAAAACCCAAAAAGAATTTTAGACATATACACAGATGATATAGAGTATCTGAAAGAAAAAATGTTTAAATACAACATTGATCAAGATCGAGTAAGATATCATGACATTATTCCAATGTTTAAAAAGTATACCAATGGATTAAAATATTGTTTTGATGTATTAACCGATTTTATTTATTATGCAAAAAGTAGTACAGAATTTACTGTAAAGATTGATAATGATTTGATATTTCATGATGCTTTACCAGAACCAAATCCTAATGAAGTTTTTGTATGGAAATACGAAAGAAGAATACAGGAAGGAAATCCTTTGATGGGTGAAATAAAGGTAGCACAAAATACTATTGGAAGAACAGATATACCAATTTATAATTTAGGTGTTCTTGGAATACCACATGATTATCCAGAATTAGAATTAAGATCTGTTTGTGATTCTATGGTGAATGTTGATATTTCTGATGTTACTGACGTAAATTCTAAAATTTGGCATTGTTGTGAACAAACTGCAAATAATTGGATATTTTTTAAACACAATTACAAAGTGGTTCAAACTTATAATTGTGTAACTCATCATTATGATAATAAACAAATTTGTATTGAAAATGCAAAATATCTAATTAAGTAAATTGATATGAGTGATAGTTTTTCACAAGCTGGTCAAGATATATTTGTTTCGTATTTGGTAAAAACTGATGATAAAAAGTTTTTTGTAGATATTGGATGCTGGGTTCCAGACAATATAAACAACACATTAAAATTAGAAAACGAAGGATGGGATGGATTATCTTTAGATATAACCGATTTGTCAAAAGAATGGCAAAAGAGAAAGACTAAATTTGTTTGTAATGATGCTCTAAATATAGACTATAAAAAATTATTTGATGATAATGGTTTTCCTGCTGTAATTGATTATTTGACTATTGATTTGGAAGGAGATAATACGAGAGTGCGGACGTTAAAAAACGTATTTTCTTCTGGTAGGGAATTTAAAGTTTTGACTATAGAACATGATTCTTACAGAGGATACGAACTTTCAGAAAAAATTCCTCAAAGAGAATTTTTAAGTAGTTTAGGATATGTTTTGGTAGGAGATAATGTACATCTGTCTGGAAATCCATTTGAAGATTGGTGGATAAATCCAAAATATATTTCAAAAGAACGATACGAAAAGTTAATCACAAAAGACGCAGAGTATACAGAAATCATTAAAAATTGTATTGACTAGTATTATGTTTGAATTTTTTAAAAATAAAAACGAAGTAGATTTGTATAATTTGTGTAATTCCGAATATAGGAGTGACGATAAATTAAAATTAATAAGAGAGTATGTTAAACAGAATTCTTATGGGTTTGTTGATGATGCACATTATGTAATGTGGAGAGAATTAGTAAAAGAAATGCCTTCCGTATTTACATTTCTAGAAATAGGAGTTTTTAAAGGACAGATATTGAATCTAATAACATTTTTAAATAAAAAATACAATAAAAATGCGTCAATATACGGGGTTTCTCCATTATCTGATGCAGGAGACAAATATTCAACATATGATAAAGTTGATTATCCTAAATTAGTTAAAGGATTATTTGATAAGTTTTCTTTGCCATTTGATTTAGATAAACAAATAATACGAGGATTTTCTACGGATAATTCTATAAAAGATGAAATTAAGAAAATTGGGCCTATTGATCTAATTTATGTAGATGGTGGTCATGATTATGATACGGTAGTTTCTGATATAGCTTTAGCTAAAGAAATAACAAAAAACAAAGGAGTTATAGTGTTTGATGATGCATCATGTTATAAGGATCTTGGTGGATTGCCTATATTTAGGGGACATAAAGAGGTTTGTGATGCCATAAAGGATCATATGGAAACTGACAAGAATTACGAAGAATTATCATGTGTTGGACACAATAGAATTTTTATAAAAAATATTTAAATATGAAAAAAGCATTAGTACTAGGAGCAGGGGGATTTATCGGAAATCATTTGGTCAATCGTTTAAAGTCTGAAGGATATTGGGTTCGTGCTGCGGATTTAAAGTATCCAGAATATTCGAAAACATCTGCGGATGACTTTGTGATTGCGGATTTAACGGATTATAATAAATGTTCATTGCTAATGATGGCACCCGGTCAACACAGTTTGGATGAAAAAGAAAACGCATTTGATGAAGTATATCAATTAGCAGCAGACATGGGTGGGGCTGGATACATCTTTAGTGGTGATAATGATGCTGTTTTGATGCATAATTCGGCTCAAATTAATTTGAACATCGCTGAACTC